GCCCGCCGAGTCGGTGCTCGGGGTGGTTGCCTTACGCGAGCGACTCAACGATGCCGACGCCGGCGCTGGTGGTGGTCAGCTCCAGGGCCATGGTGGCCGTGGTGATCTGGTCCACGCCGCCGACGCCAACCTTCCACGACATGACCTTGGCCTGGAAGTAGTACTTGTCGCCGTTTTGCGTCGTGACCAGGATGCTGTAGTTGCTGTCACTGAGTGAGGCAGCCTTGCAGATCACTTGGCCTGCATCGTCCGTGTCCAGCGCCAGGCTCACGTTCATGGTGCCCGTGTTGAAGGAGCCCTTGAACTTCTGCGTAGCGCGGTTTCCGACGGGGCTGTGCGTGACCAGCGCGTACTCGCGGCCAAACTCTCCCAGGTCGGTGACCTCGCCCACCAGGGTGGTGCTGAGCGCGTTGTAGCCTGTGGCGTCGTAGGTGGCCGGCTGCGACGCGGTGATGCGCAGCGTGGTGCCTGCTGAGGTAAATGCTGCCATGAGCTTCTCCTATCTCAAACCACCAAGACTTCGACAATGCCCACGCCGGCGCTGCTGGTGGACAGCTCGAGCGTGGCCATGGCGGTGGTGATCTGGTCCACACCGCCCACGCCAACCTTCCAAGACATGACCTTGGCCGGGAAGTAGTACTTGTCGCCGTTTTGGGTCTTGACCTCGAAGTAGTAGTCCGCGTCAGCGGTGGAGGCCGTCTTCATCAGAATCTGGCCAGCGTCGTCTGTGTCCAGCGCCAGGCTGACGTTCATGGCGCCTTCATTGAAGGAGCCCTTGAACTTCTGCGTGGCACGGTTGCCCACGGGGCTGTGCGTGACCAGTGCGTACTCGCGGCCGAACTCGCCGAGGTCGGTGATCTCACCGATGACGGGATTACCAGCTGCTGGCGTGGTGGGGAAGATGGTGCCGTAGCCGGCACTATTGAACGTGGCCGGGGCGGTGGCCGTCACGCGTAGCGTGCTGCCGGCCGAGGTGAATGCTGCCATGGTGATGGGCTCCTAGAATTCAGGTGCGAGAAATCAGCTCAAGCGTGCAAACGCCTGTGCCGTCGTGCTTGGCGTTGCCCACGCGGTAGTTGCCCGCCGCGAGGCCGGTGGAGACGGTGAAGGCCTTGCCCTCGGGCGCAGCGGGCACGCTGGCTGAGGCAAGCATGAAGGTGGGCGAGGTGCCGGCCGTGCCGAAGCCGGCCAGCGTTGCGTCGTCGAAACCTGCGTCGAAGATCCCCTGCACCGCAACACCATTGAGGGTGGCCCCAATGGCAAAGCCTGCGGTGTTGAAGAACGGACTCAGGTCTTCGGTGAACACGTGTGGCCTCGCCTTACGCTCAGGCCGTGATGGCGTCCACCATGGTGGCGAAGGACTCGGCGTGGCGCACGGCCACGTCCACGTCCTGCAGGGCCACCACGCGCACGGTGCCGCTGGTGCTCAGGCTGTACGGGTCGACCATCAGGTCCAGCGTGCCCCACATGCCGATCAGCAAGTCGGCAAAGTTGCCGTAGATGATGGCGGACAGGTTGGTGCCGGTGCCCTTGGTCAGGTTGCTGGGCACGCCGTTGGTGACGGCAGCGCGGTAGCCGTTCAGCGGCGTGTCGCCACCTTCCCACACAAAGCCGTTTTGGCCCGACACCTTGCTGGTGCCCTTGAGCTTGCCGCGCACCTTGGCGTTCGTCAGGTAGCTCAGGGTGCCGATGTCGGCATTGGCGACGGAGACATCCGACTCCAGCTCGACGATGTGCGCCCAGGTGGGTGCCAGGCCGTCGGTGCCGCCGGCCACGCTTGGGGTGATAAGCGTGAGCAGGCCGCTGGGCTGGTTGCTCGCGCCCGTGCCGTTGATAGCGGCTTGCTGGATGGCCAGGCCCAGCACGGTGGCCAGGTCTTGCTGCACCAGGGCTTCCACGTCCAGGCTGGATTGGGCCAGCAGCTTGCGGCTGATGTCGGTGAAGGCGCCCACGGTCTTGGGGCTCATCGTCACCTGGTCGAAGGCCTGCTGGCTTTCGGTCGGTGCGCTCGACTCCGCGACCCAGTAGGCCGTGCCGGCGCCGGTCTGGCGCGGGATGGCCACGTTGCCCTGCAGACCCGTCAACATCCTCGTGCCCATGCCCATGATGACCATGGCGTTGCGCAGCAGGGTAATGAAGTCACCGGCCAGCAGGTCGGTGGCCACGGTGTGGCCGCCGGCCGTTGAGGTGCCCACCGTCAGGTCGCGCTTTTGCACGTCGTGCGGCAGGTACAAGCCGCGAGCCGACTTGCCCATCTTGCCGGCCACAGCGTCCGAGCACTCGCGCTCAAAGGCAGCGGCGCGCTGCGCGTTGGCATCGTTGGGGTTGGCCAGTGCGTTGAGAGCGCGCATCAGGCTGTAACGCTTGACCTCGGTCCTGCTCATGCCCACATCAGCGGTGCGCACGGGGGCGGTGGCCAGCTTGGCCAGGGCCTCGGCCTGGAACTGCTCGGTGGTCAGGCCGCGCTGGATGGCGTCCATGGCCATGTCGGCGCCGCCGGGCAGGCCGCGGGCAATCTTGGAAATCTCTGCGGCGTGGTTGCGCGCGTCAACGGTGACATCAGACATGATGTGGTCCTTGGATTGGGTGGTGAGGGTGAGTGCAGCTGCCGCAGCTGGTGCGGTGGCCGTGGGGTCTGCATCGGGGCCTGCGTCCAGGGAGAACTCCAGGCTGCGGCCGACGCCGACGGTGGGGTCTGCTGGCACGGACACCAGCGACACCTCGAAGGGCTCCCAGTCGGTGACGCGGAAGGTTTCCACACCGTCCCGCTCTTCAACCAGTTGCGCCTTGTGGATCATGTAGCCGACGCTCACGTTGCGGCGGATGCCGTCGCGGACGTCTTGCCACACTTCTTCCGCGCGTGCGCTTTTTCCGAAGCGCACGGTGGCACGGGCAACCCTGTCCGCACCCACTTCAACGGATTCGATGACGCCGACCACGTCACGGGAGTCGTGGTCGACGAGCAGATTGGCCCCGGTGCGCAGACGCGACTGGCGCATGGCCTGGGGCGAGAGGTCCAGAATCTCCACGCCCCAGTAGCGCTCGTAAGGCATTTCGCTCGCAAAGGCCAGGCTGGCGGTGCGGGCCTCTTCATTGATGGCGGCGCGCTCCACCTGCAGGGCGCGCTCGGTGCGGCCCTTGGGCAGGGCGCGCTGGAGAGAGGGGGGGAGCTTGCTCATGTGGCGCACTGTGCGGCGCCAGATGTCAAGCGCGTAAGGCACGCGGCTTGACAGTGCTCAATTCAGAGAATGGCTGTCATCAGTAACGCTTCTTCTTCTTGGCGGCGCTTCTTGATGCGCTGCACGGCCTGCCATTGCTCGGCTTCTATGTGCGCGCCCGGTGGCAACCAGTAGGCCATGGGCTTGCGCACAACGCGCCCGCCAGGCCTGGCCAACGTGCCGGCGCCGCCAGACGCCTGGAAGGTATCGGCGCCCGACTCGGCGGCAGCCAGCAAACCTTGCGCCACAACCGAGCCGGTGATGGCAGCCTGATCGCTGCCAGCCTCGCTGCCAACCAGCAGGCCCTGCACCAAAACCAGGCCCGACGCCTCAAGGGCATCGGACGCGGTCTCGACTGCCGCAACAGATCCGCTGACGACCACGCGGCCTGCTGCGTTGAAAGTGTCGGCGCCGGTTTCGGCGGCTGCCAGCGAGCCGCCGACAAGCACCTTAGCCGTGGCGGCAAAGGTGTCCGCACCGGTTTCTTGCGTTGCGAGCGCGCCGGCCACCAGGACCGTGCCGGCAAATGCGAAAACGTCCGCGCCTGTTTCGGTCACCACCAGGTCGCCGCTGACCCGCACCGTGCCGGCAAAAATCGCCGTGTCGCTGCCCACCTCGACCAGCGCTGCCGAGCCCTGGACGATCACCGCGCCCGTAATGGACGCTGCATCGCTGCCGGTTTCCACAGCGGCCACGGTGCCAGCCACCAACACGGTGCCCGAGCCGGCAAGCGCATCGGAGCCCGACTCGGTGGCAGCAAGGCTGCCCTGCACGATCACCACGCCCGAGCCGGCCAGCGTGTCCGCGCCGGTTTCGGTGGCGGCCAGGGTGCCGGTGGACACCGCGCCCCCTGTGGCGGCAAAGGTATCGGAGCCCGTCTCTGACACAGACAGCGAACCCTGCACCACCACGGACCCGGCAGCGGCCAGGGTGTCGACCCCGGTCTCGGCCGCGCTCAACGAGCCGCTGACCAAAACCTTGCCGGTGATCGTTGCGGTATCGGAGCCAGTCTCCGTGGCCGCCAGGGCGCCCGCGACACGGACGGTGCCCGTTGCGTTCAGGGTATCGCTGCCGGTTTCCGATGCGGACAGGGTGCCCCTGACCACCACCGCGCCTGCCGCGTTGAACGTGTCGGCGCCGGTCTCGGTGGCCGCCAGCGCGCCCTGTGCAGGCACCGTTCCCGTCGCAGCCAGTGCATCGCTGCCGGTCTCCGTGGCGGCCAGGGTGCCGGTGATGGCAGCGCTGCCGACCGTGCCCGTGGCCGCGACCGTGTCGGCGCCTGTTTCCGTGACGGCAAGCGAGCCTTGGACGATGACCGCGCCGGTCGATGCCAGCGTGTCGGCACCCGTCTCAACCAGCGCCGCAGAGCCTTGAACAAGGACGCTTCCGGCTGCCGCGAAGACATCGCTGCCGGTCTCGACAGCGGCCATAACGTTGCCGCCGCTGGCGACGGGCAGCGCTGAGATCGGCCCGGCTGAAAGTGGCGCGAAGCCGAGCATGGCGAACTACCTCAGAAGGACCAGATGATCACGATCCCATCGCCGCCGTTGCCGCCAGCCCCGGCGCCGCTGGTTGCGCCTTGCCGAGCCCCGCCACCACCGCCGCCGCAACCGTAAAAACCATTTCCACCACGACCCCCGCTGACGGTTGAGCCGCCTCCTCCCGCGCCGCCCATACCGTAAAAACCATGCGGGCTGTTTGCAGAAGGCATCTGGCCGAATCCATGGGCTCCGTTGCCCGCTGGCCCACCCTGCCCGGCAGCGCCGCCCGCAAGGGTAATCGTAGTCATGTTGTAGTCGTAGGTGGTCCTCGTCGTGTTGTTGCCAGCATTGGCAGTGCCGCCTGAATTTACCTGCCCGCCTTGCGATCCGCCCGAGATAATTCCGATATTTAGTGCTGTTGCGGCGGCTACAGCGCCGCCACTAGCGACCCACAAAGCACCATTGGAATAAGACAGGGCACTTTGACTAATTGAAGGTGCGCCAGTGCCAGCAGTTCCGGTAGCGGAGCCTGTTCCAGCACCTCCACCGCCGCCCCCGCCCCAGGCGCCGGTTGCGCCAAGAAAGCTGGAGTTTGCCGTTGGGTTCAACATAAGTCTTGTAGTGCCGCCAGCAGAGCCTGCGACCGTGCCGGCGCCTCCAGCGCCGCCCTTCCCGACAAGAATGAAAAGGGTATTTGGTGCCATGACGCTTGGCCACACAAAACGACTGATTGATCCGCTTCCGCCTCCTGCGCCGGGGAAGCAATTGCCAGTTGCGGCGTGAAAGCCGCCGCCTCCCCCGCCGCCTGAGCCAACTACTATCATCCCAACAATTGAGCAGTTGCGCGGCTTGCTCCAGACTTGATAGTCGTTTGTGCCTCCGCCAGTTGCATAAAAGATGTCAAGCCGAGTCCCGCCCGCTTGCGGTAAATGCGAAAAATCAAGCATTATTGAACCTCGCTGGCTGTGCGGAACAGCTCATCAAGCAACTCCTCGGTGAAGCCCAATTCCGCCGCCAGGGCCTGGAATGTCCAGTGGTCGCGGTCGATGATGGTGGCGAACTCCCAGGTGTCTTGAATGTCCTGCCCTGCGGCAGCCACTGTGTCCTCGACTTGTTGCCTCAGCCCCATTGCGTTGAGAGCGATGCGGGCCTGCCGAGGGGCTACGGTGCGAGGAGGGGCAGGCAACACCGGGGCTGGATCAGGGTGCGCCCAAGCGGGTGACGCGATCTCGCCCAGCACTACATTGGTCCCAGGCACGGGCACAGTGAACGGGTCACCCGCAGGGGTAAACCATGCCGACGCGCCATTGCTGTAAGCCTCCAGCACCGCGTCTGACTCCGCGCCGCCTGCGTCCGTAAAGCGGTAGGAAAACCAGAGCGGCATGTCAGTACTTTCCAGCGAACGCCGTCAGATTGATGGCGCCAGTCACCGACGTGGCGTAGCAGCAATTGAGCTTGTAGCCCGGCGGCAAAGCGCGACCAACTGGCAATTCAAACAACACCACCGCAGCCGTGCTGGATGCGGTGATTGAAGGGATGCTGATCTCGTCCATGAAACTGTTGTTCGCCGCCGTGCCATTGGTAAGGCCGTTGTTCAGGAAGAACCGCAGCACAGTTGCCGTGCTGACGGACGCCGCCTTGACGCGGATCGACTGCACGAAGCCACCGTTTGTGCTGTCGGCTGTGAACACGGTGAAGACCGTGCCGGTGCCGTCCACTGCCGTGTTGGCTGTCGTTCCAGACGGAATCGTGACCCACTGAATGTCGGGGGAGCGGCTGAAGATTGGATCGATATTGGCTGGCATGGCGCCCTCACTGGAATGTCAGGTTCATGCGGTTGGCGGTCTGGCGGCCAAAGCTGCCGTCCTTTGCCATGTCCGCGCTGATGGTGTTGAACACGGTCACGGCAGTGGACGCACCGCCGCCGAAGTTGACCTTGGCATTGGCGTTGCTGGACTCGCTCACCTCGTCGCGGGTCAGCGTGGTGGCGCTGGTCAACGTGCCGTAGCCCACCTCCCACTCGCCGGCTGCGCTTTCGATGCAGTACCAGACGGTGTTGCCCGTGCCGATGGCCGCAGCAAAGGTGCGGTAGCCCGTGCTCGACGTATTGGCGAGCGTGACGTTTCCGGTGCCCGACACCGTGCCGGTGTCTTTCACCCGGTCGGCAACGTGTGGCATGTCAGGCGTGCGTAATCGTCGCGGAGTTGATCGTCACCGTCTGCCCGGTGGTGATGCTCACCGAGTCCAGGTTGATGTCCGATCCGCTGGTGCCCACCGTCAGGCCGGTGATGATGTCGGTGCCGCCGCTGGCAGTTCTGATCCGCGCTGCTGCTGCGGTGCCGGTCGCGTCGGCTGAGGTGTCGCTGCGCGGAAAGCCGGACAGGCTAAGCACGCCTGCGCCTGTGGCCGCGCCCGCAATCGGGTTGCCAAGGTTGATGGTGGCCAGGACGGTGCCCATCGCTGACGTGCCGATTTCCAGCACGGCGGTGGTGCCGGCCTGAGAGACGACCGCCGCCATGCGGGCGATCTTGACTGCGTTGGTGTAAGTGACTGCCATGCTGATCTCCTTTACAGATCGGTTTCGAGTTGGGTGGTGCGGACGATCTCGCCCGCGGAGTTGCGTTCGATGCTGGTGTCAGTGCGCCTGGCGGGCAGCGACACGGTGATCTGGGGCGTGGGCAGCGTGGCCTCCAGGGTCACGGCTGCGGGCTCGACGACGTTTTGGACCGACACCTGCGGTGCGGCCACGTTGACGATGGGGGCGGGTATGACGATGGGCATGTTTTGGACGTCGGTGCGGATCTGTTCCAGGCTGGAGCGATGCAGCGCTGCAATGCCGCGCGCCATCTCCTCGGCCTGGCTGCGGTCAATGCCCACGTGCACGGCCACGGGTTGCGGCGCGCGCTGGTGGCTGGCCTCGAGCGCACGGGCCATGGCGTCGGCCATCAGGGCCATGGACGAGGGCTCTGGCGAGCGGGCGGCGCTGGCCTGGTCAGCCGGTGCGGTGTCTTGCGCGGCGGCGGCCGGGGCGCCGGCGCCTGGCGTGGCGTCGTAGGCGGTCAGGCGCACGCCAAACTCGGCGGCCAGGTTTTGCGCGTCGCGGATGGCGGCCAGGGTGTCCTCGAAGTCGTACCCCATGGCCGCGCTCAGGTCTTGCGGGCTCATCAGGCCGGCGCGCACCTTGAGGATGTTGGCCTCGGTGTCGCTCTTGGGGTCCACCCAGTCCCAGCGGCGGGCCTGCCACACGTGGGCGCTGAACTTGTCGGCCTTGGCTGCGGGCAGGCGGCTTCCGTTCGGCATGGTGATGCTGCCGGCCATGAGGCCGTACTGCAGCCAGGCGCGAAAGACGGGCTCCAGGAAGCTGGCGACGAACCACTCTTGCTCAGAGGCCCAGCGGTCGCGCTCTTCCAGGGTGCCGCTGCGGATGCTGCTGTAATTGACGTTCTCGAGGTCGTTGGCAAGCGAGTGGTAAGCCACGCCCCAGCCCGAGGCGATGCGCTGCAGGTGGTGCTTGACGAAGGGGCCGATGGCCTGGTCGGGGTAGCGGCTCTCGTGCGCCTGGAAGGTCACGCCAGGGGGCAGCACGTCATACGTGCCTGGCTGGGTGACGGCGATGGTTTCGCCTTGGTCGTCCACGGCGCCGATCGGGCTCTGGCCGTCAGGCGTTTGGAAAAAACCAAAGTGGTTGGCGCCGTTCTCGGCGGCCAGCAGCGCGGCCAGGCTGAACTTGCCCAGGTGGTGCAGGCTCAGCACGCCCGGGGCCATCCACGGCGCGCCGCGGGCTTGCTCGGGGCGCTCGACCTTCAGCACGTGCAGCACCTCGCCAATGGGCAGGCGGATGCGCTGGCGGCTGCTGGCGGCGCCGTCGTTGGGGTGGGCCTCAAAGATCCACACGGCCTGCGGACGGTGGAACTGGTCGATCTCCACGCCCATGACCACGGCGTTCTGGTTGCCGGCCCGCGCCATGGTGTGGGTGGTGTCGATGCGGTCCACATCGATGGCCTGCAGGGCAAAGCCGAAGCGGTTGCCGGCCTGCGGGCCACGCACGATGCGCACCAGAAACTCGCCGTCGCTGGGCAGCTGGCCGACCAGGGTTTCGCACAGGTCGCGCAGGCTCTGGCGGCCGGTGACGTCGCACGCGGCCGACCACTCGCTCCAGGCGGCCTCGATGGCCTGGTTGGCCAGGCGGTCGGGCTGGCCGGGGCCGTCTTGCACGCGGGCCTGCAGGCGGATGCCGCCCGGGCCGACGATGTTGCTCTGGCACATCAAGCGGAACTTGCGCGCGTAGTCGTTGTTGTTGATGAGCTGCCGGCAGCGGGCGCGCAAGCGGTCCAGGTCACCGCGCAGCTCCTGGTTGATGCTGACGGTGGTGGCCTGCCAGTCGGCGGTGAGGCGGTCCAGGCGGGCGGCCTCAAACCTGCGTTTTTGCACGCGCGCGGCCGGCGCGATGCGCTGGGCCAGCCACTGGCGGGTGTTGGTGAAGATGCTCATCTTCCAAACCTCACGTAGACGCGGCGCTTGTCGGGCAGCCCGGCCGCCACGGCGGCGGCGGCGTCCTCGCCCTTGACTTCGGCGCGGTATTTGTCGCGCAGGCTCAGCAGATCCGCCATGGGGATGTGCTTCAGGGTGCGGCCGGCAATGCTGTACTCCAGCGTGGCGCTGCTGGCCCGGCCCTCGATCACGGCCTCGATGGCGTCCAGCGTCTTGCGAGCGTGGCTGCGGGCATCGAAGGTGCTGGCCGCAAAGGCATTGCGCACCGTGATGCGGCCTTCGCCCACGGTGTAGATCTCGCCGGCCTTGCTGACCCGGGCGCGCCAGTCGTAGCTGCCGGCGGCGTAGCCTGCGGTGGTGGCGGCGCTGACGGTGACGGCGTGGTTGTCGCCCGACGCGCTGGCGTTGATGGTGATCTTGGCCGCGGCGTTGATGAGCGTGTAGCTCAGGGCCCATCCCGCGCTGGCGGGGTAGTCGGCCAGGGTGCGGGTCCAGCGCCAGGTGTCGCCGGCGTTGGCGGTGGTGGGCTCAATGGTGGGTATGTCGGCCATGCGGTGGGGCGCCTTTGGGCTGGTGAGCGGGCGCGGTTGGCGCCGAATATGGGCCCGGTGGTGTCAAGCGCGTAAGGCACGCCGCTAGACGGTTTCTCCCTCACACAGGATTTGATAGATGCGCTGCCGGCTGAGGCCGTAGCGGCGGCACAGCAAGCCGATGCGCTCGCCGTTGCGGTGGTCGCGCCGAATGGCGGCGTTGCGGCTGCTGGTGCCTTCGCCGGCACGGCGGGCGATGTAGCAGCGGTCCCGGCCCCACATCTCACGCACGTCGCGGTCGATCTGCAGGGCCAGCGCGGCGCTGAAGCCGGGGCTGAGCTGCACCACTCTGCGCAGGATGTCGGACACGATATCGTCACTGGCGCCGGCTTCGTCCCAGGGCATGCGCGGGGGCTCTTGGGGCGGCTGCGGGGTGGGAGCCTGGGCCGCTGCTGGGGGCCGATAAGTGGGCGGCTTGGGCTTGGGCATGACGAGGGCTCAGCGCTTGTAGTTGATGGAGAACCGCGGGCGCGGGGCGGGGATGGGCGGCAGCGGCACGGCGGGCGGCCTGGGTGAAACGCTCAGGGACGGCAACGGGGACGGGGACGGGGACGGGGACGGGGACGGGGACGGCACTGCAGCTGCCGGCACTTCGACCTGGTCGAACAGGCTGCGCTCTTCCACCCGGTGCTGCCACTTGGCCCAGTCGCCCTCTTTCCAGCGGTCAATGCCCGACAGGTGCGCGGCGGCCAGGGCGTAGACGGCGCAGTCCAGCGCCTCGTTGCGGCGGCCGGCGGGCTTGACCCACTCCAGGCGCGGGCGGCCTTTGACGTATTTGGTGACCAGGCGCTCAGCCGTCAGCTGCTCAAAGACCTCGGGCGGCAGGTGGCGGCTTAAGTGCACGTACCCGGGGCCGGGCGCCTCGTTGCGCAGGCGGCCGTAGATCTCGGCCTTGGCGGTGTCGGTGCCGATGGGGAACAGCTTGACGCCACCCTTGAGCTTGGTGCCGCGCCAGGACACGTCCTGGTCGGTGGCCTTGCCGAGGATGGCCTTGCCGGCCTGGCTCTGACCCTTCACCGCGTAGACGTGCGCGTGCTGGTGGGCGCGGGTGTAGGCGTACACCGCCTGGGTGTGGTGGCCACCCGAGTCGATCATGCATGCCAGCAGCGGCACCGGCCGGCCGCTGGCGTGCAGCACGGGCGTGCGGCGGTACTCGGTCAGGCGTGCCCAGGGGCTGCCGGGCTCTTGCTCGCCCTGGCCCGGGTCGCCGTAGAAGACGGCGCGGTCGACCAGCTGGCGCTCCATGCCCCGGCCCCAGGCCCAGAGGTAGGCCTCGAGGCGGTCGCCCTGGGTGTCCACGCCCATGGTCATGACGAAGTGCCCCCAGTGCACCTGGCGCAGCGGGATGTCGGCCGCGCGCTTGCGCAGGGCGTGCTCATCGGCGCGGTCGCCTTGCTCCTCGAAGGTCTCGGCCAGGCGGGTGTTGACGAACACGCGCAGCAGGCTGATGTCGCCCGTGCGGCTGGCGGTGATGGCGGTCTCCCACTCGGTCACCAGCGTGGCCCAGCTCAGCCAGCCCAGCGGGCTGTAGAGGCTGCTGAGCTGAAAGCCGCGGATGCGCCCGGCAGCGGCGCCCAGGTTCTCAGCCACCCAGCGGCCACCGGCCAGCATGGCGGGCTTGTGGTGCTCGCGGATCTCGGCGCCGCAGCTGCGGCACACGTAGCGCACGGAGTCGGGCAGCGCGCGGCCTTCGGCGTCGCGGTCCCACTTCAGGCCGTGGGGCTTGTCGGTGCCCCAGTCGAGTGGCTGCAGATCCTGGCAGTGCGGGCAGGGTAGGTGGTAGCGGCAGCGGTCGCTGGCGAGGTAGCGGGCCTCGATGCGGCTGAAGTCTTTGGTGGTGGGCGTGCTGGTGAGCAGGCGCTTGCGGCGGCTGAAGGTGGACTGGCGGGCTTCGGCCAGCTTGATGGGGTCACCCTCGCCGTCCACGTCAATCGGGTAGCCGTCGATCTCGTCCAGAAACAAGTCGCGCACGGGCATGGAGCGCAGGCCCGCGGCGCTGTTGGCGCCAGCGACGGCCATGAAACCGCCCGCGAATTCCTTGAGCAGGGTGGTGTTGGCGTCATCCCGGCTGCGGTTCTCGCGCACCTTGCGGCGCAGCGCGGGGCTCTCCTCGATCATGGGCGCCAGGCGCTGGCGGCTGTAGCGCTTGGCCATGTCGATGGTGGGCTGCACGATCATCACCGGCCCGGGGTTGGTGTCCACCAGGTAGCCCAGCCAGTTGGAGCCGATGCGCGTCTTGCCGGTCTGCGCGCCCCACATCAGCACCACCTCTTCCACGGTGCTGTGCTGGCTGAGGC